CCTTAAAATCGTCACCATATGTCATGGCAGCAACACACGCTCGGAAATCCTCTTCATTTGGGAAAAGTGAAAAGAAACCCATACGCACATAAAAAGAACCAGCGGTGCTGTTCATTTGTACGGTAATGTTGTTACCAGAAGTATTCATATTCAAAGCCATGAGCAGTGTTCCATTCCAATCCAATAAAGGATGGACGATATCCGCAATCATAGCTTCCATAATACGTAACGATTCTTCGTCATACCCACCGCGACGTGCTAAGTCGATATAACTTTTAAGTACAGCAATAGTCATCTGTGAACTCATTCGAACATCGTATTTCGAATAATCCCAGGCGATAACCTTATTGTCCTGAGCGTACTTTAGTGCGTGTGTCATCAGGTCATTCCAGTCCATCGAAAAAGCATTAGTGCCTACTCCGCACTCTGATTGAACTGGATGCAAAGCCAAAAACCTTGCAATCGGAAGAAAGTACATCCTGATGAAAATGGACATACATACTGGTGCTGCTTGAAAAACCCGCACCTTCTTCTTACCAATCTTTGTAGGCTCATCTTTGAGAGTTGCACTACATACTGGATAACCTCTCTCTCCTCGTTTCCAACAGGAGAGAAGACGATCACATTCGTCAATGATAGTTTGTTCTGGTATACGATCCACCAGAACTCCATCTTCATAGACATCAGTGAAGTGTCGATCTTTAGGACCATACACAGGGTGACCCATGCTAGTCTTCATGATCATTCCTTCCATGAATCGCTTACCAGCCATACCCATAATCGCTTCTTTAAAAGTCATAGGACGAAAACCATTGACATACACTGTTTCGTATGCAATGTAGGAATCCATTAACTCCATAAGCGGTTTGAGCCAATCTTGCCGAGCTCTTTCTAACTCCGAAGGAAGAAAGTGATCGGCCGGATCAACTATGTACTTCAACGTTTCATCGTACGCTGCATAGTTAGGCTCCAAGGCTGGGGGACCATAGTCACAAGCTACTCCCATAATGTTTAGCACATGATCTGTCAATATCGAAGGCTCAACACACGAAACTTGCTTTTTCCGCAATCGTGTTGATCCAATGATTTCAACAGCAGCATCAACATCAAGAGATTTGATGTATTCTGCTTTTGGATGTACCTCAGTATTCACAAAAACATCATGACCGAGTTGCTGTTTAGGGATCTCAGCAGATTGAGCTAAAATTACTACTCCTTCTTGCTTTCCCAGGGTTGTGATTCCCTCCAAGTAGCGAGGCAATGTCAAAGTTTGCATAATGCCGTACCCCTGGCCATTTCCTCCAATATGGAAACCTAAAATTACAGGTTCCTTATTTTTGGTTGTGACCATTCCCATACATGCACCATCGACGGCTGCAGTTGAGACATAATCCCCTCCCATCATTTCCTTGTACTTGTGTGCGACTTTTTTCATCGTAGCACACACAGACTCTGCAGATAACTGACCATCTTTCTTTCTTGTATAAAAAGTGGCCACATTACTGCCTGTGGGCTGGGTTATGGGAAGAAAACGCCATGCGCTTTTCACATTGTCCAAATTAGGAACAAAACACATTCGCATATCTAAATCGGGAAAAAGATAGGAATATGTTGCTCGCTCAACTTTGAACTTGAAGCGTCCTCCCGCTCCTTTTGATGTTTTGAGAACTGTCGCCTCGACCCAAGGACATGGGGTCAGAGACATATCTCCACCTGGATAAAATATATGCTCAGGCATTAAGACAATTCCATTTTGAAAACTGACAACATCACAGCCAGTTTGAGATCCATCCGATCGAGTAAAAGTTGCCCACCATAAGTTCTTGGGCAAAGTTTCCTCTAATTGCTCAGGAGAAATGTTCTTCACAGCCGCTGTACTTTCGTACTTAAAGCCAGTAGAACCTAACCACCGATCAAACCATCCTGGGGACTTATCGATCGCAGCGGGGCTCTCCAATCCCTGAGTTTGGATTCGTCTCGAATTCCACATGTGCAAAAGTTTGACACCTATTACCAAGGTGGCAGACATGAGCGCATATTTTGGTACACACCCATCACGCACTGATTTCACATACTCGGGCAAAGCATCCCGACGTTGCGAATATTCGTACGCAATTTGCATTTTTCTTGTACAATAACCTGCGTACAAGAAAAAACCAGCACCAGTGGAAAAGAGCATTGTTACAATTGCAAGAAGCCAACTACGATAGTATGCTACATATAAAAATGCCAGCACTGTCAGAGTAGACAACCGATGTAAATGCTTCCTACAATTGTACATTGCAGCTGATGTTTGCCAATACTCTACAGCTCTCTGAAAATACCGAGTCTGATAGAGAAAATCTGGCACAACTGCAACTAACCAAGGAGTGGCCAACGCATGCAAATCTGAACGCATTTCATTAGCCAAATGTTGTGTAGCCATTCCTTTCAACGGAGAATATCCGAGAAGAGAGTTCAACCACGAAACAGGAGCATACCAAGACTGGAAATAAGACTTCACAGAATCTTGAGCAGCTTTCACAACAATTTCTCCCAAAATTTCTAAACCTTGT